TTTCTTCGATAAATAATCGTTTTCTTTATTTTGATATACTTATATATACAAATATATCGTAAGTAATATGGCAAAGGAATTCAATAAAAAGTTTATGCACCCAACACGTAGAAAGTTGGTAGATATGGTAATGCATGGCGCCGAATATGAAAAGGAATCATTTATTTCATTTTCTGGGGCAGATAAAGAAATTATAAAACGTAAGGTTGGTGAAAAATGGACTGACGAAGATGGTAAGTCTTGGGAGCAATTAGAAGCTGGTAAAGTTCAAACATCGGAGTTAGGCGAAACGATGGCCGAAGTTAGAGCTTACTTAGATAAGTTAAATACTTGTAAGGGTGAAGATTGTAAAACTATTAAACCCGGTAGAGTTGATAAAAAATTAATATCAAAAACTGGATATTGCATTACTTGTTTAGCAAAGAAAGAATCGGAGATTAAACTTGATGGATTGTGGGGTTACTATGAAACGTATAAAATTACATCTAATATGATTGCACATGGTAATGATGTAGTGGCCCAATTTAAACAAGCGTATAGAGATGCAAAACAAACTTATGAAGTAGTTCAAGAAGATGGTAAGATTGAAAAGTGGAGTATGGAAAGAGATGTAGAAGAACTTAAAGCAGAAATACTTTTAGAAATTGTTAATTTCGAAGGTGAGATTGAACAAGCTACTAAATTAAGAAATGAGGCTTACGAAAAATTAAAAGATAAAAATTACGATTTAGTAAGACCACTTAACGATTAATATGAGTACTGGTATAACACAAAAGAAATCGCTAAAAGATATTATTGCAGAAGAATACAAAAAGTGTGCGGTAGACCCGATTCACTTTATGAAGAAGTATTGTATGATTCAGCATCCAGTGAGAGGTAAGATACCATTTCACCTATTTCCATTTCAGGAAAAGACTCTAATTCAATTTGCAGGAAATAGATTTAATGTGGTTCTTAAATCACGTCAAACTGGTATCTCAACCTTATCGGCTGGATACGCACTTTGGAAAATGATATTCAATGGTGACTTTAACGTATTGGTTATTGCAACAAAGCAAGATGTAGCAAAGAACTTAGTAACAAAGGTAAGAGTGATGCATGAATTGCTTCCAAGTTGGCTTAAAGGAGGTTCAATGGAAGATAACAAGCTTTCCCTTCGTTTAACAAATGGTTCTCAAATTAAGGCTATTGCTTCTTCTCCTGATGCAGGACGTTCGGAAGCATTATCACTTCTAATATTTGATGAGGCCGCATTCATTGATGATATTGATGAGATTTGGGTGGCAGCTCAATCAACACTTTCAACGGGTGGTAGTTGTATCGCCCTTTCTACTCCAAATGGTGTGGGTAATTGGTTTCACCAAACTTGGTTAGGAGCTGAGGAAAGTAGAAATCCATTCAATACAATCAGATTACATTGGACAGTGCATCCTGAGAGAGACCAAAAATGGAGAGATGAGCAAGAAAAACTATTAGGACCTAAAAAAGCAGCACAAGAATGTGATTGTGATTTCGTATCTTCTGGTGAAACTGTAATTGAACCAGAAACTCTAATGTTTTATAAAGAAACATACATTCAGGAACCAATAGAGAAAGGTGGATTTGATGGAAACCTTTGGAAATGGGAACATGCTGATTATAATAAATCGTATATGGTTGTGGCCGATGTGGCTAGAGGTGATGGTGGTGACTATTCCACTTGTCATGTAATTGATATTGTAAACGCAACTCAAGTAGCTGAATATAAAGGTAAAGTAGATACAAAAGATTTTGGAAATTTCTTAGTAGCACTTTCAACTGAATATAATGATGCACTTCTTGTAATAGAGAACGCAAATATTGGATGGGCAACAATTCAGCAAGTAATTGATAGAGGATATAAAAACTTATTCTATATGAGTAAGGATTTGAAGTACATTGATATCCAACATCAAATGACAAATAAATACAGGTCAGAAGAAAGAGGATTAGTAGCTGGATTTTCAACTACTTCTAAAACTAGACCTTTAATTATATCTAAATTGACAGATTATTTTAGAGAAAAATCAGTTATAGTTCGTTCTTCTCGTTTAATAGATGAGTTATTTACATTTATCTATATGAATGGTAGAGCAGAAGCTATGAAAGGTTATAATGATGATTTGACAATGGCATTTTCAATTGGATTGTGGGTAAGAGATACCGCACTTAGATTAAGACAAGAAGGTATTGACTTAACTAAAAACGCAGTTTCTGGTATAACATCGAATGCATATCAAGGAGTTTATGGTGGTGGGTTTGGTGATGGTGAAAATCCTTGGAAAATGAGAGTTGGTGATGGATTTGAAGATTTATCCGAATGGTTATAGTGTTTTGATAAATTACGATATTTATATCATATAATGTCAAAATAGGATTTTTTTAGAAATTAATAATAAAATATGGCAGAACAGGAAATAGATGATAGGAGTTTTTTTGGTAGGTTAAAGAAGTTATTCTCAACCAGCGCAATTGTAACCGTTGATAGTGATGGTAAACGTAAAGTTGTAGATACGGATGAACGCCAAATGAATACAAACTTCGTAAATCTTAGAGATAGATATACAAAGTTACAAAGGTCTTACTACGAAAGCCAAACTGGTGCACAATCAATGGCATATCATCAAGTTCGTAGAGAACTTTTTAGAGATTATGATGCTATGGATAATGACCCAATCATTTCTTCTGCATTAGATATATATTCCGATGAATCTACAACAAAAAATGAATATGGTGATGTACTTCATATCCGTTCATCAAATGAAAATGTAAGTTCAATTCTTCATAATTTATTTTATGATGTAATGAATATAGAATTTAATTTGTGGCCTTGGACTAGAAACCTTGTAAAATATGGTGATTTTTTCTTGGCATTGGAAATTGCAGAAGGTAAAGGTATTGTAAATGTAATGCCATACTCTGTATATAATACGGAAAGATTGGAAGGTACAGACCCAAATAATCAAAATTATATTAAATTTAAATGTGAAGTTGACAGATATGGTAAGAAGGAATATGAGAACTATGAAATGGCTCACTTCCGTTTACTATCTGATACAAATTTCTTACCATATGGTAAAGCAATGATTGAAGGTGGTCGTAGAGTTTGGAAGCAAATATCACTTATGGAAGATGCTATGATGATACATCGTATTATGAGAGCACCTGAAAAGAGAGTCTTCAAAATTGATATTGGTAACATCAACCCGCAAGAAGTTGATAACTACATGCAAAAGATTATTACCAAAATGAAGAAAACTCCATTTGTTAATAAAGATACGGGTGATTACAACTTAAAATACAATATTCAGAATCTTACTGAAGATTTCTTTTTACCTGTTAGAGGTGGGGATAGTGGTACATCAATTGAAAACTTACAAGGTTTAGAATATACGGCAACAGAAGATATTGATTACCTAAAAGCTAAACTATTTGCAGCATTAAAAGTACCTAAATCATTTTTAGGATATGAAGAAGATGTAAATGGTAAAGCAACTCTTGCAGCTCAAGATGTTCGTTTCGCTAGAACAATCGAAAGAATTCAAAGAACAATCGTTAGTGAATTAACTAAAATAGCAATTGTGCATTTGGCATCTCAAGGTATTGATGATTCTGAAATGACAAATTTCCAACTTACTTTAACTAACGCTTCTACAATATATGAGCAAGAGAAAGTAAATCTTTGGAGTGAAAAAACAAGATTGGCATCTGATTTGAAAGGATTAAATATGTTATCAAGCGATTGGGTATTCCATAATGTATTTGGAATGAGTGAAGATGAAATGGATGTAGAGAGAGCTAAGATGGTATTAGACCTTAAAGACCGTTTCCGTTATAACTCAATTGAACAACAAGGACAAGACCCAGCAAATCCACCTGAACAACAAAACGTTGAGGAGGAAATTCAAAAAATGAAGCAGGAGATTGTAGATAATAAAGGTGGTAGACCAAGAGAGGGAAATACTTACGGAAAAGATAAACATCCATTAGGTAGAGACCCATTGGGTAACAAAGAAAATGAAGCAGAGAGAAAGAGAGAAACTCGAACAAATGAATCAGGAAAAAGACTAGCACGTGAATATATAAATGGAATTTCATCAAAAAAGAAGATAATATCGGAAAAAACTTCACTTTTAGATGAGAAAAATTTGATAGATGACACTAAATTTTAATAAACATTAAAAAGTTTATATTTATATGTGTTAGTTTATAGACATAGGTTAAACATAGGGTAATAAATGAAAAAAATAAAACATTCCAAAGTTAAGAATACTGGAGTGTTATTTGAATTATTAGTAAGACAAATAACATTAGAGGTACTTAATGGTGATAAGACAGAAAACGCAAAAAAAATAGTAAAAGAGTTCTTTGCACCTGGCACTGAACTAAATAAAGAATTACGTCTTTATGATTTACTATTAAAAGAGAAATACAATTCGGAATCAAAAGCCGAAATGTTTGTTGAAACTGTATCACAAGCTCATTCTAAATTGAATGCTGTAAAATTATCAAAAGAGAAGTATAATCTTATTAAAGAGATTAATGCAAAATTTGAATTAGAACAATTTCTAACATCCCCTATAACAAATTATAAAGTAATTGCATCTATATATAAGGTGTTTGAAGCTAAAAAAGCTGAAAATTACGATATTAAAGATATATTCAACTCAAAGGTAACACTTATTGAAAATATCATTTCTAGACCTACTGTAAATAAAGTAATACTTACAACAGATAGTACAAAGTTAATAGAAACATATAAACAACAAGACAAAGACCTACGTTTATTAACCTATAAGATTCTTGTTGAAACTTTCAATAAAAAATATACAAATTTAAATGATAAACAAAAAGGTTTATTAAAAGAGTATATTAACAATATGTCTAATACATCTAAATTTAAAGATTATTTGGCAGTAGAACTTCCACAAATTGTTAGCGAATTAAAAGCTATCAAATCTAAAATTGGTGATAAAGTTACTACTATTAAATTATCAGAAACAATATCTGTATTGGAAAAAATGAAAATTGGTAAAAATGTAACTGATAACCACGTTTCATCTATAATGCTTTCTTATGAGTTAATCAAAGAATTAAAATCAAAGATAAATGTCAAATAGACTAAAAGAAATAATCAGAAGTATAGTTAAAGAAATCCAAGACGAAAAGGAATTGGAAGAAATGACTGGTACAGCAGCTGTTGCTGGTTACAATACTCCAGCTGCATTTTCTAAACCTGGTCAAACTGCAAAGAAAAACAAAAGATTAGCTAACGTAACTGGTGGTGAGGTTGTTGATGATTTGGAAGAATCAAAAATATTAAATCTTAAACAAGAAAAAGAGCAACCAGTAACTATTAAAGATATAGATGACGAGGATATCGCAGATATAAGTGGTATGGAAGTTGCACAGGATGGATTGCATTTATCTGAAAATCGTTGGTTAGCAATTAAAAACGAAGATGGTTCTCCTAAATCTAAAATGAGTAAGGGTATAACATCTATAAAACAACAATTGGGTGAAGTGGAGAAATTTGTTAACTGGTATTCTAAGATAAAGAATGAGAATGGAGTTAAGAGAGGAGATTACTATAAAAGAACAAATAAGAGTTTACATAAGATAAAAGAAAGGTTAATGAATCTTTCAGAAAAAATAAGAACATTATAATATGAACATCACTAGACAAAGACTAAAAGAATTAGTTAA